TGGCCGTAGGCGAGTTCGTCGTTCTCCATTATTTTGGATTTGTGTCTTGAAAACTGGTACACGATTTGCATACAATCGGAAATCCTATCGTTGGTTAGTATCGCCGGACTGGTATCCAAATCATTTGTTTCAACGTGGGACAAAGGGCCGAGGGAGGGTCCGGGTTAGGGCCGAACCATGCGCCTATGCCATTTGTTACAGAATGGGACAATAGAATGGGACGGGATGCCGATGGATATAATCCCACCGTGGGACAAACACGGGATTTGAATTTGTACCACAATGAAACGAATGCCATCGGCACCACATGGTGTATTTTGTAACAGAATGGGACAAATAGCTCGCCAGCGAGGTATGTGTTATCACACATATCGCGCCGAGCGCGAAAAAATACTTTACACTCGACCCCCATAGGGGGTCTGAGTGGGTCCCCTGCGGGGACAAACTTTAGGCCCTTGACATCTCAGAGAAATCCAAAACATAAAACCCGCAATAAAATTTTCAAAATATTTCAGAACCCCTATTAGTTATGACGGATAACTTATCCCCGGCTCCCACTGGCACTTGGCATGTTAATTTACGCGCGCACGCGCGTGTACCACGAAGAAAAGCCTTGTGTCAAGCCCCTAGATGTGGTATAACCGACAGCGAGGGGCGGACCATATCTAATGGCTCCCACGATTAATTAACGGGAAGGAGGCGCTATGCGAATCTTAGATAGTGAAGGCGTGAAGTATCACATGGACCCAGCGAATAACTATCTGATGAGAACGAATGGCGCCTTCGCCCGTGGTGAAGCGGCCACTGAAATTATCGATAAGACCAAGATTGAGGTTATTGCCGAAGAAGAAGGCGTTCCTGATGACAACATTTCTGGGACTCCCATTCTCGAAGTGCTGGAAAAGGAACCAATCGGGCGCGGCAATAACCCCAATATCCCAGCATACCTGAAGACTGCGATGGCTGAATTATCCCATGTTCCGGGGATTAAGAAGACAGATATCGCCAATGCATTCGGTGTGAGTGGAGCCACGGTTACTCACGCATCGCGGGGCGTTCAGCAGAATGGTACGCCTATTCCTGAAGTGCAGATTGCATTAAAGGGAATGCAGGCGAAGCGTGAGGAAATCGAACACGCTGCATTAGCCAAGACAATGGCAACTCTGGGAATACTAACCGAAGATGATATCGAATGCCTCGGTGCCAAGGACAAAGCTGATGTTGCGATGAAGCTTTCAAAGGTAGCTGAGAACATGCGTCCGAAGGGTGAAGCGATGAATGACAATCGAATTCAGGTTGTGATTAACGCTCCACAGATTCGAGATGCAGTTCACTACGCAGAGGTTGAGGTATAAGAATTAGCGAACGTTTGGAGGGGCATCATATTAAAGCTTCCGTGGCATCCCCACAAAGGGCACCCCGTATGATGGAACGTTCGCTATCTTTTGGGACTAGCATTACCAAAGTCAACTACATCGTTAGACACTGGGCCGTTGAAACGGTGAAGCCTCTCGATGCTAGTCCCATTTTAATTGGGCAGTTTTAGTGAGCTAACGAAGACAACGGATTCGGCCCGTAGCACGTTAGCTTAGACTAACTGCCCAAGCGTTATGGATAAAACACCACAGATTGTTGAATGGACGCCAACAAGGAAACAGGAAACCTTGGTGACGTTACCAGATACAATCTTTGAAGCGTTGTATGGTGGTGCCGCAGGTCCAGGAAAGACCGAGATATTGTACATGTTGCCATTGATTCGTCAGTGGCATCACCATCCAAGATATAAAGGTCTAATCCTGCGGCGCACCTTCCCTGAATTAGAAGCGGAAATCATCATCCGTAGTAGACCTTGGTATGAATCCACTGGTGCGAAGTACAACGAACAGAAGAAGCGGTGGACTTTTCCCAACGGTGGATACCAAGCATTCGGACACGCCGAGCATGAGAAAGATATCACCAAGTATGACGGCGTTGAGTACAATTACGTCGGATGGGATGAGCTTACTCACTTTACACAGTATCAATACTTGTATCTTGTGGCGAGTCGTGTCCGGTCCTCCACATCACAACTCCCCGCCATTACTCGCGCTGGCTCAAATCCTGGAAATGTTGGACACACGTGGGTTCGTAATAGATTCGTTGACCCTGCGCGAGAGGGAATGAAGGTACTGGTAGATAAGAAGACCGGATTAAAACGGTTCTATCTACCAGCAAGAGTTGAAGATAACAAGCATCTGTTAGAGAACGACCCAACGTATGTTAACAAGTTGGAGATGCTTCCTACAGAAGCGGAACGAAGGGCAAAGAAGTATGGAGATTGGTACACGTTCGAGGGACAAGTCTTTAGTTTTAGACTGGAGCCTTTGCCCGATGAACCTATCAACGCTCGCCATGTCATCGAGCCTTTTACTATCCCAGTCTGGTGGCCGAGAGTTGCGGCAATCGATTGGGGATTTGCGGCTCACGTCTGGATTGGCTGGGCAGCGATTGCTCCCGATGGACGAGTTTATTTATATCGCGAGTACTTTCAAAAGCGAAAGATGATTGCGGAGTGGGCCAGTGACTTCAAACGGCTTAGTGCAGATGACAACCTTGAGTCAGTGGCTCTCGACCCTTCAGCTTGGCAAAATCGAGGAGTTGAAACTATCGACCAGCAGTTTACCCAGTATTCAGGGTACACGCCTGAACGGGCTATTAACGATAGAATCGGTGGGAAGCTACTCCTTCATGACTATCTCCGTTGGACACCCAAACCAAGAACTAAGAACGTTACTGGAACTTATGATTCAGAACTTGCCAGCAAAATTCTTAGAAACCACGGACTCCGACAGTACAACGAATACCTAGCATCCTTTGAAGATGAGCCGGAAGAACACAACCTTCCGAAGCTCCAAATCTTTGAGAACTGCCAAGCGGTCATCGATGCGATTCCGAACTGCGTATACGACCCTGAGAATCCTGAGGATGTTAAGGAATTCGAAGGTGATGACCCATACGACGGAATCCGTTACGTTCTTCAAGCGTGTGCGCGCTACAAAGATACAAGCTTTGCCGCCGCTAGAAGATTCGACCACATGGCACGGATGGAAAAGGAATACAACGCTGGGCAGAAACGCGGTGACTTGACTGGCTTCTATTTGTAAGCAAGAGAAGCTGAAGTTACCAAGCAACCCGCCTTTTCTGTGAGGCCACGCAGACGATGATAAATATATGGTGGGCGTTGTTGAGATTCCTTAAGGTGGTCTTTGTCCCACCTAAGTTCACTGAGCTTGAGGAATACTTAACACGTCAGGTTAGTCATCTAGAAGCGGAGTTAAACCGGGAACGTGAACGGTACGCGGAACTATCCGAAAGGGTGATGTTCCCCGAGACTATTCAAGTTGTTCAAGCTCCACAAGGTCCGCATACATTAGATGCGCAGGTCAGCAAGGAAGTTGCTGAACGTAAACGCTTAGAGAACGCAAGCAAACAGCGATGGCTTGAGCACGTATCTCGCCAAGAAGCGAGAGCAACCGAGTTAATGGAACTCGATGCGGTTCGTGCAAAGGACGCACGTAATGAAACAGCAGGTGGATAATCGTCCTAATGGTCTGCCCGTCAAGCGTAAGAAAAAGAAGACACGCGAGGCGGAAAAGGCAGCCAAAGGAAAGATGACAGCGGCAGCATCTAAAGAGATGTCGAAACTCAAGATGCCTGTTGAATCGATTCTTGGGCGAGCGTCCAAGAAATCATTACGTAAGCCCGGAGTATTTACCAAAGGAGCCTAACGTGCCCGACGTGAATGACATCGTTGCAGTGGAAGCGCATCGCCAGTTACTTGAAGTAAAGGCTGGCGCAAGCATTCGTGCAGTCAAGGCGCAGCCGTCAATCTGGAAGGAAATCGCTAAGCGTTACGTTGAGGAAGACCAGCCTGACGCATACGATGAGTTTACGGAAAAGCTGAAGACGACGAAGATGCCACTTCGTAACTTCGGTGCTACGCTTCAGGACGTAGCCGATGCAAGCGAACCAGAAGTGAAGCCATTGACGGCGGAAGAAGAAGC